GCTGAAGCTTAATCTTGAGAACCCGTCGAAAGGCGGGTTTTTAATATCCATCCATTTGAGACACTTCACTTAGTGAAAAGGTTTTACCAATAGCATCATATAGATAATTTTGATTCACGCCTGTTTGAAAATTCATAATCATTACACTTTGTGATTCACTATGATTAAAATTAGGAACTTGACGGCTTACTTTTTGTCTTAGAATTTCTGCTTCATATGTACCACCAGCTGCAATTCTAGCTTGTGCATCTGCATCATTCATAAATGCTTTTATACTTGACTCTATGAACTGAGCTCTTTCATGTGGTCCCCATTTGTTCTCGGTTGCAGGATTTTTTCCACCTTTCTTATAGATTTCCTTTAAAGCTTCAGACATATTTCCTCTATTTGCTGCTTGTATTAAAGTACCATCCATACTATCTGGGTCTGTTTCAATACCAAATGCTTTTTGCAACCATTTCGGTAATAAGCCTTTAGCCCACTCTGCTATTTTCCCTGGAAGACTTGTTATCCAATCCCATACACCAGCTCTATAGTCTGCACTTGTAAACATACCTTTGACAAATTCAAAAATATTAGATATTAAATGCCAAGGCATTGCTATTATTTTACGTACAAGGTCTGTAAAACTAAACTCTTTAATTATATTAAGAACCTTAACACCTAATCCATCACCAATAATTTTTCCATCTTCATCAGTTTCTAAACCAAAAGCTTTTTGTATTAACCATATAACAATATTCTTAATTACATCAGCGAATCCACCAATAATATATCCCCAAAAACCACCTAATGTTTCACCAATAACAGTAATCCAATTAGAACCTTCTCTTTCATGTTCTTCTTTACCAGATTTAAATGCACTAAATAAAGCAAAGATTAATGTTATAGGCCATAAAATTCTTCCAAGTAGTTTACCAAAGGTTTTACCAACTGTTTTCATTCCAGTAGTTAAACTTATTCCTGCAGCGCTTGCCAAAAATTTCACTATAGCTGCAGATAATTTAAAGAAAGGACCAACTATTCTATTGATACGACTTAATGCTTTTCCAAATCCACCTTTCATTTTTGTTTGCCAGTTAGGTGCAACTGAAATAGCCTTACCTCCTTGTGGATTAGCTGTAAATCTATTACCAAGTGCTTTACCATCTACTCCTAAGCCAGCCATTCTAAAGACTCCTTGCTGAAGAGCAGTCAACCTTGTATTCGCAAAAGTATGAATCTTAGTCCACATACGAGGTATCCAACCAAGTGGACCAATACGTGTACTTACTCCACCCTTAAATGTATTACCAAGTGGCTTACCATCAACACCTAAACCAAATACTCTATATACATCTGTTCTTATGCCAGCAATTCTAATACGTAAGTAATCTCTTATTGTTAACCACCTAACAGAAAGACCAGCAAACATACCTATTCTAACTGACTTCCCTTTGCCACCTCTTTTAAATTGATTGCCAAGTCGTTTACCATCAATGCCAAAACCAAATGCTCTATAAACAGCTAACTTTATACCTAACATAGCGCTTCTAATAAACCCTGTTAGTTTAGCCCATTCCATTTTAACAGCATCTGTGAATACAACTTTCATTTCTTTTATGCTATGCAATTTAGCTAAATGTGCTGACCAGCCTTTTACCCAAGCCCAACTACCTTTCAGTCCTTTCCATGCTTTAAAGGCCCATAAGTTAAATCCTTCTGAAGCAGCATATAATGCAATAAGTGCAGCTGTAATAAAAGTAAACTTAGATTTTTTCCATGCATCTCCTAACGTTGAGGTTTCCTCATCTTTTTCTTTCAGCCATTTGCCTTTACGCAGGCCTCCCATAAACATACCTGCAGGACTTGGTCCCATCTCTAATCTAGCTTCTTCTTTATCTCTCTTGCCATCTTGATATTTTTTATTAGCATCAATCATTCCTTCTTTCATAGCTGAAGCAATTCCCATAACAGCTTTTAATAATGATAATTGATTTTTTCCTTTAGGTGCATCCCCTGTAACTCTATCAGATAATGTTTTGGCTTGGCCTGCTAAGAACCTACGTTGAAAGTCCATTCCTGCGCCAATAATACTTTCACCTTGGCCCACCACAGTTTCATTTTGACCCATGAGTAGTTCTTGACGCTTAGCTTCTTCAGCTTCTCTGAGTCTATCACGCGTGCCTAGCTGATTCTGCTTCTTGAGCTGACTTATAATTCCACTTAATTTGTCACTATCTGTTACTGCCATTTTTTATCCTGCTAAATTTGCCGGGTTAATATTTCCTTCTGCGTTTCTCTTATTCTCTTCCTCAACATGCTGGTGGAGTAAGACTAAATAAATCTCCCTCTCCCACGGTATCATATTGTTTATATCTTCTAAACTAAACTTATGATGAATCATCATATTAAAATTAATTCTCAAATGACTAGCTATATCATCATGGGAAAGGGTTATGTAAAAAAATCAACTAACCCATTCAACTCCCGAGTATTCTCATGTCCACAAGCTTTACATTTAAATTCTAAATCATAATGCAACACTGGTGCTTTATCCATTACTGCCATTATACTTTGAAAATTATCAGTACTTAAACTTTCAATAAAAGATGTAGCTTCTTTATGAGTTACATCTTTCATATTATGTATATCTTCACCATGATAAACTGTCGCAATACATTTAGCTAGCATATTAATAATAGCATCTGTTTGAGTTTCACGTTGTTTATTACTTAACCTATCTTTATTTGTCGGCCAACGTACATCTATACTCATATCATCACTTAACTTAATATGTTTATCAACTTCATCCTCAAGATTTGTAACTATAACTTTCTCTAATTCAATTTTAATCTCATTAGATTCTTCACATGATTCACACTTGATTCCTACTTTAATTCCTTCACCAACGGATTTACTCCGTAAGGTTACAAACATAAACTCAATATCAAAAGTTGTTAAACTTTTTATATCAATTTTAGATTCTATACATGCTTTAAGAACACTTTCAACAGCATTTTCTATAGCTGTATCATCTTGACTCTCTAAAGCAATCAACAAAACCTTTTCTTCTCTGACCAAATATGGTCTGTATGTTATAGCTTCGCCTGTTGAAGGCACAATCATTTCATACTTTGGGGTTGCGATTATTGGCAACATCATTATCTCTCCATTATTTTAATTAATTTATCCTCTCATTTCTGCAAGGGTGTCCTTGCCAATGGATAATACGTGGTTTGCAACTGCTTCCAAACCTTCATTCCATCCAATACTTCTAAAATTATCATACTCCCATGTAACATTTACTTCCAATAAGCCTTCACCTTCTGATGATAAATCAACTTGGCCTATTTGTATAGGGTATGCATTTTCTAATTTAATTGTATATCCAGGTATCACATCATTAGATTGTGATAACTGTTGTATAATTATATCACTACAATAATCTCTTTTATAATATGTTTTATAATGGTCGTGCGTAGTATCAATAATCATTTCTTGCCACATATCAAAATACTTTTTAATATAATAATCATTCGTTAATAAGAATGACATTGAAACTTCATCTGTTGCAGCTGAATATGGTTTCTTTGTTAAATTATGATTATGCGAAGCATTAGTTGTAGATATTCTTTTACCTGGAAGTCCAACTTGTTTGCATAATAAAAATAAATCTCTTGGGTCTTGTATAAAATCTGCAAGGTGTACACCATCACCACTTATTAAATTGTTTAACATAGTGGCTGGGTCATATTTTAATAAGCTATTCATTCCCCTTGACGGATGAGATACATATACTGCATATCTATTACCACGTGCTATACCACCGCGACGATTAATCGTTGACTTAATTGAATCTATACTAACTGGTAATGACATTAATATTGTCTCCTTGAACGTGCCCAAACAAACCTTTCGGTTTTCTTCCTAAAGGCTGCTGTTTCTAAAAATATTGCTATGTTCCATTCCGCCGCACTTACCTTCATAATATTTGAAGATACATGCTTTGTTAAATAATGTTTGAAGCATGGCTTAAAGTATTTATAATTTTTTGTGGATTTTAATAGACTATAAGTGATTCTAAATTTAGTTGTCTTATTAAACTTCTGATTAGATGCAACGTTATTTAAATGGTCTAAAAATATAGCACGAATTTTAGGTGGTAAGTAATGTAAATTAATACCATAGAATCCATCTTTAGCAGGACCAACCACAATAGTCAAAGGAAAGGTATCATAGTATGGAAGTTGTTGTCTAAGCTTTGGGTTATATGTATACATTACCATATCACCAATCTTAGCTCCACCAACTTGTGTTAACCTATCATCTTTAAGAACACTCTTACCTAATTTTCCAAGGTCTTTAGATTTCTTCTGAAACCATATTGCAGCTTCTTTTGAACGAGCTGTTAATCCTTTACGGAATGCTTCTGATTCTAACTTGTCAAATAAACTAGCCACTAAATGTCTCCATTAATTGAGGTCCGAATTGTACCATTATATATGCAATGATTCCAACACCCATTAAACCTATTAACATCCATTTCATTTTAAAATCATTTACAATCATCTGAAAGCCTACTATCTCGTTACCTAATATACGCACTGAGAGCTCAAGCTTACCTTCATCTTCCTTGTTATCCATACCTATATTTATACTCTTTTCTTAAGAGCTTTCCATATTCTTTTACCAGTCTTTGTTTTACTTGCTTTAAATCTCATAGACATTGTACGTATACCCATAGCTTCTAATTCTTTCTCAGTCCATATTTGAAACTCATAACCTCTATCATCTGCATACTTTTTAGCATACTTCCACTTAGATATATTTTTCATATAGGTCAATGCTTCATTAAGCTTTTTTCTTTTGGGTGGTACAGTTTGAGCACTTGGTTTTATCTCAACCAAAATAGTTTTACCTGTCTCTGTTTTAATAGTAAGGTCAACAAAATACCTATGAGCCTTCCTATCAGTTGCACATATATAAGGTATAACAGTTTCTTCAGACTGCCACCACCTAACCCATGATGCTTTATCTAAATATCTAAATGCATTCCTTTCCCATAAGGACCTATAATGTATCATATCAACGTTACCATTATATTTCTCAGGGTGTTTTGGTCTCCAAGAGCCAGAATATGTCTTTTTCATATGAGTATTTATAAAGAAACGTATAAATAAGTAATATACAAACCAAGGAACAACAATGGCAAACGGACCACACAGCAATATCCAAGGGCAAGCTAGACATAATAAAGTAACAGGTACAAAAGACTATACTTTTGAGCATTGGAAATATCCAGAAACAGTAGGCAACGACTCTTGGGTAGATGATATTAATTTTAATAGTCATGCAACTAGTGACTATGCCAAACTTCGTATGAACAGAACAGATACAATGACTATTGAGCCATTTGTGATGTTTGAGTTTATGAAAGTAGATGAATCTGAAGCTGTATCAAAAATGGATTTT